CCAAGTTACACCGCAAACCATATCATTAAAGCCTTTAACTTAATTTCAAAGGCACGACGATTTATTGCCTTCCCGCAGGGTGGTGGGTCCTATGACTCACTCACTCTCGCGGATATTAAAAGCTATTTTGATGTGTACGGTTGTGACTTAGATCGGGGGCTTTTTATTGAGTGTATTTTTGCGCTGGATGGAAAGTGCTTGAGTGAAATGAATAAAAAATGATGGTTCATTTGTAAAAAAGCTTAATACAAAACCAATCAAGTGATTTAGAAAAGCAAAAAGCCCATGATTCGCAGTCATTGGGCTTTTTTTGTTTCCATCTCAACCGACAAGAGCAGAGAGAAAATAAATCTATGTCAGAGAAGAATACCAAATTTTTAGTGAAGTTTCTAGGAGCAACTATGGAAGCTATGAACTTAAAACCCGAAAGTTTTGTAAAAATTTTTTGGAATATCGCATTTATTGTAGTGTTAATAATGGTTGTGAATTTTATTTTGAAAGCCTCAGCTCACTATATTGGCATGTAATTTGGAGACATAGATGGGTGCCAAGATAAGCATAACTGGTGAAATGAGTCAAAAAGCTGCCGATAAAGTAAAAACCATCAACTCTCTTGCAAATTTGATACTTAAATTAGGAATAGCTAGTTCAGCTCTAATAGTTTCATTTGCATATTTTTACTCTCAAGTTCTGAAATAAACCGATCTTTTTAAAGGTCGGTTTTTTATTGTCCGCAATGCGCCCTTAGGCGCTTTTTTTACGCCTAAAGGAAATGCTATGGCTGAACAACGCAGCACACTCATTATTGAAATTAGCTCAGAACAAGCAGCACGTAATGCACGTGCTTTAGATCGAGAGCTACAAAGTATCGAACGCACTGGTAATTACGCAACTACTTCAATGAACTCTATGTCAGTGGCAGCACGTCAATTGGCAGGGTATTTGGCAGGTGTTGTGACTGTTGGTACTGCGATTGCTAAGATGGATACTTATACTGGTTTAAATAACAAACTTAAATTAGTCACTAAGAGCCAATCTGAACTAAATACTGCAATGAACGATACCTTCAAAATCGCTCAAAATACTGCACAAGCCTGGGATTCAGTTGCACAGATCTATCAACGTTTTTCTGACAATGCAAAGCGTTTAAATATTACTCAAGCCAAAACTGCAGAATTAACTGATACCGTTGCTAAAGCAATCGCAATTAGTGGTGGTTCAGCTGCTTCGGCAGAAGCTGCATTAGTTCAATTTTCACAAGCTTTGGCTTCCAATGTTCTACGCGGTGAAGAGCTTAACTCTGTAATGGAGCAAGCGCCCGGACTCGCAAAGGCAATTGCTCAAGGTATGGGAATCACAGTAGGTCAATTACGCTCAGTTGCTGCAGAAGGAAAGATTACAGGTGATGTACTTGTTGATGCTTTAACAAAAGCGCGTGGCTCAGTAAATGAACTATTTGGAAAAACAGATTTCACTATTGCTCAATCATTCACCCAACTATCCAATGAAGTCACTAAGTTTGTGGGTGAGGCTGGTAAAGGGAGTGGTGCGGCAAATGCAATTTCAGGATCTCTAACTTTACTCGCAGAAAACCTTAACAATGTAACCAACATTGCTATGATCGGTGGTGCTTATTGGGTTGGCACTTATATTCCTGCACTTTATAAAAGTGTAGTTGCAGGATATGGAAAAGCTACCCAATTAGTTGAACAAACAGCTATCCAATGGGCAGCGATTGAAGCTGAAAAAGTAGCCGCAGCACAAGAATTGGCTGGTGCAGAAGCTAAATTAGTAAATCTTCAAGCTACTCGTGCGCAACTTGTAGAAGAGTTGAAACTAGAATTAGCTCGTAAGAAAAAACAAATTTCAGATCAAGGTGCAATTAATTCTGACATTAGAATGGGGCTTTTACGTCAACAACAAGCTGCTATTAATACCGAATTAACTGCCACTGAAAATGCTTTAGCAGCAGCTAGAACAAGATCAGCTGTAGCAAATAATGCAACAATGGGGGCTGGGCGTGGTTTGCTCGGATTACTTGGTGGAGCTGGAGGATTAGTAGGTATTGTGGCAGCCGTTGGCGCATCAATGCTTTTAATGAGAGACAATACAGACTCAGCCACAAACTCTCTTAATATTCAAAAGCAATCGGTTAGAGAGATTGCAGCTGAATATAGTAAGTTATCAGCAGCTAAACTTATCTCAGAAATGGATGAAATTGATAAAAGAATCAAAAAATCACAATCTGATGCTTCAAAAGCTAGAGATAGCTTATTGGGAATGGTAACAGGTAGTTCTGAGTCAATAAGTAATGAAGAAATTAAACGTCAAAACCTAATGCTTGATCAACTTAAAAAGATCAAAGAAGACGGTTTAAGTACAGCTGCTGCACTTCAGAATCTGAGTAAATCAAAATTATTTACGGATGGGGAGATTAAAAGTGCGCAGCGTTATTTTGCTCAATTAGATGAGGGTATAAGTTCAGCACGTGAATTCGGTTATCAGAAAGAATTAGCCAACAGCTATATGGCTAAAGCTTCAGGTCTTTATGAGGAAAATGCAGACAAAATTTCAAAGCTCACAAACGAGTCTGAGCGTTTAAATGAGTCATATTCAAACTCTAAAGAGTCAATTGTTAAATCAGCTGAATCCTTTCTTCAAATCAGTGAAAATTCTGGTGCCTCAGCAAAACAATTAATTATTGCTAAAAATGCTCTAGATAGTTATAACAAAGGAACAATTTCAGCAACGCAATTATCGCGGATATTTTTGGAAAATCTTCCAATTCCTCAAAAAACAATTGATTCATTTATTGCTCAATCAAAGCAAGCTGATGGCTACAAGAATTCAGTAGCTGGTGTGAACGTTGAGCTTAAGAAGCAAATTGATTTTAGAAATACTTATTTAAGTCAGCATCAAGGTGTTTTAGCTGCTGAAAAAGAGGTAACAGAAGAGAAACGGAAGCAATTGGCCAATGAGCAGAGACTAAGTGAACTCCGAAAATCTGCCAACAAATCAATGCTTGACGATAATTATTGGATTAATACTTATAATCGAGAATTGAAAAATATTGGTGGTGATAAACAGAAAGCTTCAACTTTTGCTGATTTTGCACTTAATTGGCGAAAAGAGAACAAAATCGAAAGAGATGTTCAGTTAACCACCGAGCAAGCTAAAATTTTAAATGATCTGTGGGTCTTAGATCAGAAGCGTAAAACACTATCGGATGAAGCAAGTAAATCCGAAAAAGAACGTACTGAGGAGCTTGAGAAGCAGCTTAAAGTCTTACAGATTAACGAAAAAGTTAAGGCTAATGCTGCTAAATACAACTTCGGTGGATTAGAAAGTAAGTATGGATTGCCAAGTGGAATGCTTTCAGCAATCAATATGATTGAATCTCGTGGCAATGCAAACGCCTATAACAAATCATCTGGTGCTGCTGGTGGTTTCCAGATGTTATCTGGTACAGCAACGCAATATGGTGTTAAAGACCGTTATAACTTAGCGCAGTCAGCAGAAGGCGCAGCAAAGTATCTTCAATATCTTTTGAAACTATTCAATGGGAATATTGAGAAGGCAGTTCGTGCCTATCATGCAGGTGAGGGAAATGTCCAAAAGGGTAAAAACCTTGGAAAATATAATAATCAATACATCAAAGATTATTATGGTTATATGGGGGGCATTAGTGGCTTTACAGGTGAATCAAAGGACTATGAATCTCTCTTAAATGATCAGGTAAAACTTCTTGAAAAGTCGCAAGAAGAAGCCGAAAAAATCCGTAAAGATTTTATGTCAAAAGGTCTCCAAGAGGAGCAAGAATATAGAGATCAACTCAAGAAGATTCGTGAAAATTCGGCTTTATCTGGTGATGAAAAGAAAACCTATGAAGCTCAGTTAACTACTCGATTTGAGGCGCAAAAGAGACTTAATAATCTTCAACAAGATTATGAGCTAAATGGCTACAAATATACCGAGGATCAAAAGCTAATTTATCAGCGTGATTCAGCTAAGGAGCAATTAGATGCTGAGGGTAAATATAGTGATGAGGTTAAGGCTCTCCATAAAAAGTCAATTGATGATCTTTATGATTATGAAGTTGTAAAGTCGAAACTTGCCAAAGATCAACGGTTACTTCAGTCAACTGAATTTTACATGTCTGAGATTCAGCTTGCCAAAGCAAAATATGACATCGAAAGGAGACTTTTAGATCAGAGCAACGAAGATCCAAAAGAAAAAGTTTTTAAATCACAGATGCTTGAACTTCAAAATCAAGTTGATATGAATCGGCGTTTAAAAGATGCCTCTATGGGATGGGATTCTGTTCAATCTCAAATGAATGGATCGACTGGGCGTTTTCAAGTTAACCAAGATAAATTCAGCAGAATGGGCGCATCACAAAATCTATTTGATACACAGATTGCAGATGTTGAAAACCAAGAGCAAGAGCCAGGCGCTGATTTACAAAAATTAGCTGAGGTCCGTGAACAAATTTGGGCTGCACATAATCAGCGGATGATTGATATTGAAAACCAGTATCAAACGGATTCTTTGAATTTGCAATTAACTCAAGCTCAGCAATTGACCGGTTCATTTGCAAATATGTTTAAAGGCATTCTTGGTGAAAGTTCAGATGCATATAAAACAATGTTTGCAATGCAGCAGGGCTTTGCGCTTACTCAAGCTGGTATGAATTTATGGTCATCTGTTTCAGATGCTTATGCTAAAGAGCCAGGTACTGTATGGCAGAAAGTGGCAGCGGGTGCCAAGGCTGCTTTAGATCAGGGCACTTTCTTAGCAATGATCCAAGCAATTACCCCTCAAGGTTTTGCAACTGGTGGACACATTACTGGCAAAGGCACTGGAACGAGTGATGATATCCCAATCATGGCATCCAATGGTGAGTTTATGTTGAAAGCTGCTGCCGTATCTAAACTTGGTTTGACTGCTTTAAATTATATGAATCAGACTGGGGAAATTCCATTTCAAAGTGAATATCTTGGTATGAAATCTCAGTACTTAGGTTCTACTCAACCAGATTTAAATGTTCAAAAATTTAAAGATGGAGGGTTGGTTGGTGTTACTCGAATAAGTAATGAGGATGCAGAAAGAAGTCATTTTAATTCGGTTCAGCAGACTAATATTGGATCATCTCAGCCAAAAGTCACAATTATTAATCAAACCTCACAACCTGTAGAAGCTACAACTCAGTGGGATGGCAGTGAGTTACAAGTAGTTTTAAAGGAGATGCAAAAGCAAAATGAGGTACAAACCAAGTCTTTAATTTCTCAGTCTTGGCGAGATGCTGAACGTCAAGGTGGTGCTTTAGATAGAATAAAAAAAGCTAGATAGCCACCTCGGTGGCTTTTCCTTTGATTAATTGATATTTTATAAGCACTTTAAGGAGTGCTTTAGAATGAGAAAATTATTATTAATGGGTATTTTGAGTATTTTTTTTACGGGTTGCTCAACTAGCCCTGTAAATAGCAATCAAACAGCAATGATTCCTGAAAGCCGAATGTTTAATTCTGATTATTTCAAACGAAAATCAGAAGATCAGGCTAAAGTAACTTTTTTGCGTGATAAAGGTTTTTTGGGTTCTGCTTGTACTCATGATATTTACGCAAACAACATAAAAATTTTCTCAATACGTTCAAATGAAAAGGCTGTTGTATACCTTAAGCCTGATTATTATATATTTAGATTGGAAACGGGAGGAGGGATGTGCCCAAATGTTGCGACTTCACAAGAGGCGGAGATGAAGCCTAATGCTGAAGTTGAGTACCGTATACTTGTGCCATCAGATTTTAATTTGCGCTTGACAAGGATTAAATAATGAAAAAGAAAATCATAATATCAATTGTTGTTTTAATAGGATTTTTTGCAATTTATAAGATTGGGGTAAAGTTGTATAAAGCCTATTTATTCAATAAGATAGGAGAAAATGTTGAAATTAGAAGTGATATTATTGATTATACCATTTTGACAGATGGTGAGAAAGATTTAAAAACAAACGATCTTATTTATGTGTGCGAGTTAAGACAATCACTATGGGATACTAGTGTTGATACGGACACAATTCAGATTTTAGCGGAGCAAAACAACTCCAAATATAAAAAATTTTCTGAACAAGTTAAGAAAAAAATCGATGCCAGTAGTGAAATTAAAAACTTAAATCTTAGCTCTCTCAATTTTAAGAAGAGTGATGTGATTGGACCACTTTGCACATTAGTATTTCCTGATACTCGAATAAAAAGATCATTGTATTACAAACTATTATCGCAAAAATACAAAATTGACACAGGAACAATAGGTGTTATTGATAGCTCAAAAATTACAAAAGAAGATTTAATTGAATATAGGAAAGCCCTTTTAATAGAAGAGAAGTTGCGCCTGCAATTTTAAGGATAAAAAACCCACCTAAGTGGGTTTTTCTACTTTCGCCTAATGTTTATCCAAATTAATTCTGTTAATATGCTTACGAAAATTAACAAAGCAGTTACATTATGAAAAAGATTTTACTTTCAGCATTGGTTGGATTGGGGCTTTCATTTCAAGCTCAAGCACAAAATATCGATTTAAATAAAAACTCTGTATTTGCTGAATACTCATCTCAAAAGGGTAAATTTGAGAATGATGTTGATGCTGATATGAACGGATTTGGTTTAGGTATCTCTACATCACCTCAAAAACATGGTGCTTGGGCAAAGTTTGAATACCAAGGCAATAGTGATTATGACGGTGATTATTATGAAATCTCAGGTGGTGGTCATTACAACTTTTTAAGTACCGAGCGCTTTTATGCTATTGGTACTTTGGGTCTTGGCGTTGGCTTGTTGGATGTAGATGGATTTGATAATACTGCTTATCTAACAATCCCTGTGGGCTTAGAAGCTGGTGTGAACCTTAATCCAAACTTTTCACTTTATGGTGGGGTTGGTTATAAGTGGTCTTGGGATGCATCTGATAGTAATGATAAGAAAACTCGTTGTAATGATGGAACTTGGAGTAATAGCTCAGGTCAAGGCACTTGCTCATGGCATGGCGGAGTAAATCAATATTATTCATCAAACAATATTGGTGATTTTGATGGTTTAACTTATAAGGCTGGTGTTCGGTATAACTTCTAAGATTAATTAAAAAACCCGCCTAAGCGGGTTTTTTTCAATCCATCAAGCTAAATACCATTCCATTGTATGAGGCTGCTTATCACCAACATGCTTAAGCGTAATGCCGTAACCAATAGCTTTTCGGTTTAAAATGTTGGCGTGACATGAAACTTCTTGTGTTAAACCCATTTGTTAAGAGATCTAATGGAAATAAGTTTGAGTTGATAAACTACTGAATTTCAAATAATCTAAGTCAAGATATTAATTTAAATTTAATTAATTAAGAAATTGAATATATGTGGATTTTTATAGCTATAGTCATAGGTGTTGTCCTTTTTATCTATTCTGATAAAAAAAATTCTAGAATTCTAGACGAAAAGACTTTAATGCCTATGAATCAATGGTTCATTATTGCTGCTAGTGCAAGTAAGAGGCAACAAAGGTTAATGAGCATTAGCGTTCTTCATCAAGCCTCAAATTTGTTGGATAAATTAGGCTTTTTATCAGAATCTGATTTTAAAAAATTAACAAAAGTGACTGGTTTTAACGCAGCTAATTTTGTTTTTTCTTTAATTGATGAGGCAAATAAAATTAATTCTGATCCAAATACAAATAATGTCGATCTTCATTTAACTGAAATTTGGCATACTGAGCAAGCTCGAGTTTATATGATGAATGCTGTAGTTGTGATTTTGACTAAAAAGACCGCAATTTATCCTGGAATACATCAACTAGCTTTGTTAGCTCGATCTTCACCTGCACCACAAAGAAGTTGGAGTGAATAGGTATTATAAATTTGAGAAAAAAGCACCCTAAGGTGCTTTTTTCATATCGGATTAATTGTAAAACATTGACCCAAAAATTTAACAAAAGATTTTTTACTGATACAATAGCAATTGAAACATTGCATAAGTCAATGTGTGTTATTGATTATCTTATTAATTTATCTAATTTTTTAGATGTGACTCAATAATCAATACTGAATTGTTTTTAATTCTTGTTTTTCGCAATTTGGAGCGAATTTTCGATAGAAATATGAAAGCACAACCATTAGCTGAGAAATTGCTTGATGAGTTAACTGGATTCAGTCAATCATCAACTTTAAGTGAATTTAATCGCCACAGATATCTACGAGAATGCGATAAAGCAATTCAAGTTGAAGCTGCTGAGGGTTACATGTGCAAAGGAATTGTCTATTCTCTCTCTAATAACTTTGAAAAAATGAAAGAGAGCTTTCAAATAGCACGACAGTTAGACCCTTCTGATAGCCTTATTAGAGATAACTTTAGTATTTCACTAGCAAACTATGGTCGTTTTGAAGATCTTAAAGAAATATTGGAAAGCCAATTAGAGGCTCCCAGCGACCCAGTTTGTGAAGCATTTGGTCGTACAGTAATTTCTATAGTTGATTTAGAGTTATTGCAACATTTAAATGAGAATTACGCTAACCAAATTGAGCAAGCTATTGATGAAGTGGGTTTGAATAAATCTGATGTTGTAGATTACATTAAGCTTTTTAATGATTTAATGAAACAGAAGAAAGTTCGTTTTGGAGTTGTTCCATCTATTAGTTGGTTGGTTGTTGATGGTGATATTGTTGTTTATTATGACTTTGTTGGTTCAGCAGTTGAGACAGTTTCAATCATGGATGAATTTAATAAACTTGCTGCCAGTAAAGGTTTGAGAAATGTAGCAAAGAAATTTTCGCTTGTTTTATTACCTCTTGGAAATAGTTAGGTGGTTGTAAGTGAAGTTTAAACCATATGACAGATTATTAAGTGCCAATGATATTTTCAACAAATGTGAAAAAAATGAAGCAACTTACAGGAGTGTGATTCATCAATCCTATTATGCATCATACAATCAATTGGTTGAAGAAATTGAAAATAGACTGTTCTACACAGTTGATGCTGAAACTAAGAAAAAAAGTGTCCATAAGGCTTATTTAGATGCATGTATGGATAAACAAGATATGTTGAAAGAAGACCACATGGATTATGATTCCTTAGAGAAAATTATCAATGATTTAAAGCAACTTAGGGGATTTCGTGCAATTTCAGATTATGAAATTAGAAGGGAAGTTAATAAAGCTAATGCTGAGCTTTGTATAATTCTCGCAGATAGAATTTTTAATACTATCGAAAAATTAAGTTAAATGCCCAGAAAACTGGCTCAAAGAAACCTCCCTCGGGAGGTTTTTTGATGCCATGACATTTCAGATCATTCAGATGATGTTTTTTCAACTGGTTGTGATGCTGATACATTCTTCTGCTCATTGGCTACTTTTTGTTTATGACTTGGCATATAGTCCGGTTCACTTGACATAGCCAAATATAAAAAAGTGAAAAAGATTGATGTTAAAACAGCAACGATGGCTATAAATTTCCAGCCTAAAGCAGTTGATTCTGAATCATCTGATGTATGGTTGTTTTTCATGTAAACCCCAAAAAGGAAAAGGTAAAAAAGTGCAACATTTATATCATAAAATTAAGTTAGAAACTTTTAAGGGCGCAACCTCAAAGTATTTTTGACAAACTTAACCTAAAACCCACTCACCTGAGTGGGTTTTTATTGGACGCAATTTATGAGCAATGAAAAATTTACATATCCATGTGATCTAGATGGAAACTCAGGCAAACAAAACTTCAATATTTTGACTTCAAAATTTGGTGATGGCTACGAACAGAATATCTCAGTAGGCATCAACAATAAAAAGGGGGAGTGGCCTTACAAATTTACATCTACCAAGGAAGAAATTCTTCAAATCAAAGCTTTTTTTGATCGACATAAAGGCTCTGATTCATTTCTATGGAATTCTCCTTTGGATGGAGAGGTGAGAGTTAAAACAGATACAAGTTATACACTGAGTCAAGTAGGTGGAATGATCTGGACTATCTCCACAACCTTTACCCAAGTTTTTTATCCTTAAATCTAATCAACTTCACGCCCCACTAGATGGGGCTTTTTTGTGAGAAAAATATGAC